CTCTTGTGGTGCCATGAACCACGCGGCCGGTGGCGGTGGTGGTTGGCACTGAACAACTTTCGGTGGTTTCGGTGGCGGCGAGTACGACTGACAGCCGCAGATCAGCAGTAGCCAGGCGATCACGCAAACGAGCCTGCTTGGTTTGCTCATCGGTCAATTCCTTGTAGTGGGTTTCGTCTTTGTTCTGCAGGCGCCGCTCCAGAGCCAGGCGTTTGTCCTGCTCGGTACGCTGCAGGGCGGCAGAAGCTTGGGATAACTCGTTAAGGGTGTCCGCTTGCAGCCGGGCTTGGCGCTCCAGCTCGCGGCCATAACGCCAGTCCTGAGCTGTCCAGGCCAACGCAGCAGATCCGGCAATCACCATTAACAACAGCACCCCGACTGCTGCGATACGGAACTGCGCGGGGATCAGATCGAAGAGACGCATAACACCGCCCTCGCCCTAGCCCACAGCTGCAGCCGATCCTCCAGGCCATTGAGGCCGCCATTGATGCGGCGGGTAATGGTGTTGAACTGGCCCTGATCCGCGAGTGCATTGAGCCCATTCACGGACCAGAACCACGCCGCCGACTCTGCCGCCCATTGCGGCTGCTCGAGCAGCTCCGGCGTGAGAAGCAATCGCTCATCGCCGAACAGCGCCAGGCTACAGCGCAGGTAATTGTCGTGTCCGGTGATCTGGATCAGCCCACGGCCACGATACCGTTGGCCGTCGCCATCGGCGGCAGGCGTGTTCCCCAGCTTGGCAGCCAGCGGGCCGGTGTCGTACTTACTGAGGTATTGATCGCTACCCAGTTCACGCACGTACTGCAGCTGGCCGGACTCGTGGCCGACCTGGGCAAGGAAGGCTGCCTGGCGCTTGGGGGTATCGATCTTGCGATTGGTCATGGCCGCGTTTAGCGCGGATACAAAAACGCCCGCTTGGCGGCGGGCGTTGGGCATGATGCGTTGGAGTTGTTGCTCAGTAATGGACATCGCTTTTCCCAGGCAAAAAAAGACCGCTCGACGGCGGCGGATGGTGAAGCAGGTACGACCAATTACAGCTCTAGGACTTTGACCTCCTTAGACCTCTGCTTTTTCTTACCGGCCGCCTTGGCCTTACCTTTCTTCCCTGCGTTGCATTCCACTGTGGTGCTCCAGGCGGACTGGGTAAACACCTGCTCCACCGAGTCGACCAGAAAATCGCCGTCCAGGCCGTCCTTGAATCCCTGCGCGTTGATCCGCCGTTCTGCAAAGAGATCAGTGCGTCCAACCATCTCCAGCCGAACCTCGGCGGTTGAGCGGTTGAACGCCGCAAGTCGGGCCTTGGCCGCCTGCTCTGCTGCGGATTTGTTCGGATGGATATGCCGGTCGGTATGAACGGGTGGCAGCCCTGCAGGCGCATCGTCGTTGTCCAGGGTCAAGTTGACCAGCTCGCCAGTTTTCTTGTCTTGGTACTTGGCCTTGACGGCTTTCTGCGTGGTGCGGTCGGTGAAGCGGAATTGCCAGCGGCTGACATCACTGCGTCGGATGGTGATCGCTGGCAGGTTCTTGCCACTGGCGGTCTGCCCACTCTGTCGAGGCAGCACCAGCAGCTTGCTGTCGGCAACCTTGGCCGTGCAATCGTGATCCTTGGCGAGCCTGGTGATGAAGTTGAAGTCTGACTCGTTTAACTGATCCGCCCGAGGTATCACCGTGGTGACAGGGCATTCAGGCTCCCAGCCATTGCGAGCACCGATGTCGCTGACGATCTTGGACAGCGGCACATTTTCCCAACTGGCGCTGCGGGTGGTTTTACCGCTGCCGCGCATATCGCTGGCTTTACCGCGTATGACCAGGGTGTCAGGCGGGCCGGTGACCTCGATGTCGTCGACCGTGTAGCGACCCAGGCGGGTCAGAGCTTTGCTGTCGTAGCCCAAATGGATCTGTATCGCAGCACCTTTTTTGGGGAGGGACACGGCGCCGTCACGGTCATCAATGCGCAGCTCGAACTCGTCCGACTCCATACCGGGTTTGTCGAGGGTACGCAGCAACAGTAAACGGTCATTGATCAGTGCTGTTATGTCAGCGCCGTCAGCGACAATCCGAAAGATGGGTTTCAAATTCCTGCTCCTCAGAAACGCCAAAGCCCCGCAATAGGGGGGCTTTGGCAACTTGTTTAGAGATTATCGAGCGACGTTTGCTCGCTGACAAAAGAGACGAACATTGGTCGCATTGCTGCCGGTACTGCAGTATTCAAGCGCCGCTTCCAGGCCGAACTTGCGAAAAGAAATATCCCGAGGCAGGTTTCCAGCGTCCCAAAACACCCACTTTGACCAGTCGATACCCTGCAGGTCCTTCCAGTTGTAGGTGAGAAACAAACCATTTGAATAAGTCGTCGGACCACCAGGTGCAGAAACGGGAATCTGCGCCTGAATAATTACAACCGGGACGCCTTCAGGCCGGGTTTCATGAATTGCATTGAGCGCGTTCTGCGCGGACATCAGAACGCGCCTGGTCCAGCCTTCACCGTCATGGCTATCTCTCGGCCGGTAAACAATGGTCAGCGCGCCGCCGCCATCTCTAACCTCTATCAGCTCACGGTCGGCACGTTTGATCCGATGCTCCAACAAGATGGAGGCTTTCTGTGCATCCGTAGCACCGGCAGGATAGGTTGGATCGCTCGGCCCTCTATCGCTGATGTCCTTGTAAGCCGCCGCGCTCAGTCCAACAGCCGCGACACCGAGAAAGATCTTCGTGGTGGTTTTCAATCCCTTGCTCCGTTTGAGGGTGGTCGCGCATTTTAGCGATCTCCTTCAATCCCACAACTGCACCTGCTCGCCCACAGGCTCAGCAAGATCAGGGAAGATGATCAGCAGCCCCGTGCCCAACGGCTGCGGTTCATCCGCCAGCAACCGATTGGCCGCGAGCACCGCCTCAACCGTGCCATTCAGGTGCCCGTAATGCTGGTAACACAGCGTATCCAGCAGGTCGCCGTCAGACGTTCTGCATATCATCGCCATAGCGTGTGAACTCCAAATTGAAGGTTTGCTTGCGCGGTATCCCGCCAGCCAGCAAAGCGCCCTGCTCTTCCTCCAGGCTGCGTAAGCACCAGGTGCCGAGGACTACGCCGTAACCCGTGGTCAGGTTTAAAGGCAGCAACTGGGCCCCGATGGAGCGAAGGGTGTCCAACTGCTTGAGGCCGCCTTTGAACGTGGGAAAGATCGCACCCTTGAGGCTGAGTTTCTCCTCCCCCATTCCCACGGCCTGCTGCGCCGGTCGACGACCGAGACGTTCTTGCGAGGCCCAGCGAAATTCCGTCTGCCGGCGCAGTTCGTCGAAGGCCGCCGTGTCCAAGTTGAAGTAGAACGGCTGGGCGTTGGTTTGCAGCGGCTGCAGGATCAAGAGATGCGGAAACGGCTTCACCGCTTCCGCCAAGGGCGTGGCATTCGGCGCCAAGGCGCTGGTGGGCAAGATGTTCGCCAAGCTCGGACTGACCTTGCCAGCCATCTGGTTGATTGCCGTACTGGCCCGAGCGGCTTGCTCCTTCAAGGTGCCGAGGCGCTCATCAATGGCCGATATCGCACGAGTCGTTTTGCTGTAGGTCGATAAGACCGCGCCGACCTTGGACTGTGCCGCATCGATCCCGCGCATCACCCGCTGCAGCTTTTCACCCACACCGGATGGCACGCCGGGAATGCTGGACAGTTCATCGGCCGCCCCGGTGATTTCGCCAATGGCGCCGTTCACCGGGCCAATCATATCGTCGATGCTGTGCCGCCCCGCTTCCCCGGCCTGGACCAGGGATTTAAAGCCGGACAGCAGTTGCTCCATGTAAGCCATGACAACTCCTTAAACGTGAGGGGCATCGAACAGATTGCGCCGCGCCTGCTCCCGGCTGAACTCCTCGAACAGCTGACGCATGTACGGCATCATTTCCTGCGCCAGTTGCCGTGGGTCCTTGACATCGCCCTGCACGGTAACCGGCATGGTTGGGGAGAACGTCCAAGCCTGCTCAACGCGAGCCGGCGCCGGTTTCGCTGCGGCACCGGCACTGAGCAATGCAGGCACTGCTGCAGGTGATGGACCCGTCGCCAACGAACGGGCTACATCCCCCATTAATGGGCCAGTAGCCTGAGTCGGCGCCAGTTGCGCAAACCTTGAAATGCCTGGCCCGCTGGGCTTCGGCAACAGCAGCGGCGAGGGCTGAGCCAAGCGCTCTATCGGCTTATCCGTCTCGCCAAATGCAGCCTTGCCCACCGCACTGCCCAGCTCACCGCCGCCCCAGCTACCGAGGAACCCACCAATCAGCCCGCCGACGACGGTGCCGATCACGGGCACCACCGAACCAATCGCGGCACCCGCTGCTGCACCGGCCAGCGTGCCCGCCAAGGTTCCGGCTGCCTTGCCATAACCCTCGGCTTTTTCGTCGCGGGTCTCGGCGTTTTGATAGGTATCGGCAGCGATCAAACCCGCCTCAATTAGCGCCATCGGCGCACCGACCTTGGCGAAACCGAGCCCCTTTCCCATCATGGCCTTCGGAGCAAATCGACTGGCAGCAGCTCCGACAGGCGCCGTGGATGCGACACTAGCAATCCCTGCCCGCCCGCCTCGGCCTTTGCGACCTTTCCCCCTGCGGCCTTTCTTACCCTGACTATCAAGCCCACCACCATCAAGCCCGCCGACGGGCATATTGGTCACGATGACTTTCTGTGGAATATTGGGATTGCCCATCAGCGAGCCACGGGCGACATTGAGCATGCCTTTGCCCATCTTGTACGCACTGGCTGCAGTGCCCAAGGCTACGATGCCCGCCGCCAGCACCGCCGCGCCGCTAACGGCAGGCGGAAACTTCACGGCCAACTCTCCAAGCCCGTAGGCCACTTTTGCCAACCCATCCGCCGCAATGTCCGTCAGTGGCCGCACCGCGTCTCCGATACGCGTCATCGACGATTCAATACCCGCCGTCGCGCTTGCCCACTTCCGGTTGGACGTCTCTCGCGCCTTCGCCGCATCCGCCTCGATCTTGGCCCTGCCATCCGTACTCTTGATGGTGGACATATCAGCCTTGATCTTGTCGCCGTATTTGATCTGCGCGAGCAAACCCGCACTTGCACTCTGATCGCTGACGATATTCGCCAGCCCGGCCGCTTCGGTCAGGGCGACCATGGCCTGCTCTTCCTCGGCGCTACCATCCGCCGAGGCCTTGATCTTGGCCTTGAGAGCCTCGACCTTCTTAGCCTTGGCCGGATCCTGTTTCCTGATCAGCTGCTCGCTGAGCATGATGAACGCGTCCACCGGGTTCGCCGCTTTGCCACTTCTGGTCGCGGCGAGGATCGAGCCGGCCAGGTCGTAACCTTCCTTGGCAAACCGTTCCTGGCTGGTGCTGCTGATCACGGCGTTGAGCAGGTTGTCCATGTTGGTGGCCGCTGCCGCCGCGTCCTGGGTTTGTGAGAACTGCGACTGCAGGCTTGCACCGAGGAAGCGCACAGCTTCAGGGCCTTCCATGCCCAGGCGCTTAATGTTGCCGAGCATGGACGGCAGATACCGCGCCATGTCCTTGGGACCGAATGCGCCGATGTCACCGGCTGCTGCGACCTGCCCCAGCATGGCCCCCATATCTGCCTGCTTAACACCGGCCTCTTTGAATGAGTTGATCAGAGTAGCGATGGTGGCGGGCTCCATGCCCTGTCCGTCGATGAGATCGGCGATCTGCCCGGCGTAGCTTGTGGATTCCTTCCACTCAACGCCCTTCTCGATCAATGCGCCAACAGCACCAGCGAGCAACTTCTGACTCATGCCTTTGTCTGCGGCAACCTTGCTGATTGCCTCAGTCATCGCGGCCTCGTCATCCGTACCGGCGGTGTGAGCCCACAGCGACATCTGGCGCATTTGCGCCTGGTAATCGCCAGAGACCTTAGTCGGAATCGCCAACGATGCAGCAAGCGCCGTCGCTTTGCCGAGGGAGTTCTTCATCCCCTCTTTACCCTGCTGCATCTGCGTATGGCCCAACGCCTTGAGTTCGGCGCCACGCGCTACCTGGCCGAGGGCCTGGTACTCCTTGCGCAGTTTTCCGACCTCAATGCCCTGTTCCTTCAGGGTTCGCAGGTTGCCTTCAAGTTTTCGCAAAAGGCTATCGGCCGAGGCCGCACCGGTGTCGTGAGCCTTTTTCCATTCGTCCCGCAGACGGATGGTGTCGCCGATGGTGCTCTGCAGCACGCGGGCCTTGGTGCCGGTTTCGCCAAGCTTCTTGATGCGGCCTTCAACATCCTTGAAGGCAGCGCCGACCGTGGAGCTGACGACGCCGCCGATGACCAGGCCGAGCGCCAGGTTGTTTGCCATAAGAACACTCCAGGCAGGGATGCGGGGCTCAGTCCGTGAGCCACCAGATCATCGTGGAAAAAGGCATGGACTCGATTTCGCTGGCCGCGAAGTTGAACTCCGTAGCCAGGCGTTTCGCGACCTGCTTCTGCAGGGAGGCGTTAAACCCCGTCATCCTGCACCAGGCGAAAGTAGGCGGCCTGTAGCCGCTGGTAGTCCGTCAGCTTAAGCCCCTCCAGATCCTTGGTATCGGATTCAGTCAGGTTGGCCAGGATGATTGTGTCGCGCTGATCGTCGTCGCCATTGGAGGCAGACGTCGCGGCACGGACGTCACTCACAGTAGGTGGGCGCAAGGTCAGGCGGTCGACCTTCATTTCTTTGATCTCATAGGGCCTGGACAACGTGACGATTGCGCGCTCTAGATCAACCACCAGCCAGGCGGGCATTTCGCTTTCGTCGTCGGGCAGACCCGTGTCACGCAGCAATTGTCCGTAGGCGGCCTGCAAGCGTGCGTAATCCGTCAGTTTGAGCCCATCCAGATCTTTGATACCGGCATCTGAGAGCGAAGCGAGAATAGTCATTTCGCGAAGCACGGCGTCGTCACCGCCGATAGCGTCCGAGGCACGCACTTCACGCAACAACGGCGCCCGCAGGGTCAACTGGTCGACCTTGCCGTCATTGATATCGTATGGGCGCGTCAGAGTGACCGTCGCGCTATCAGGACCAAGAGTGAGCCAGGACGGAAGCTCGTTAAGTTTTTTCAGCTTTTTCATAAGATACGTTTCCGTTACAGGCCCAGGTCGCGACGCACGCTGGCAAGTTGATCTACACCGTTGATGACCCGGACGCAGTTGACCGGATCGATTTCGTACATCAGCCGCCCGGCCACTTCCAGCTTGTAGTAGCTGCAGGCGACCGCGTACTTGAACTCGGCCGAGTCACCAGGCTTCCAATCACCACCATCGATCTCCTTGAGCATTCCGCGAATAGTCGCGATAACGCCCGTGGTCGCGCCTTTCTGCCCCTTGAAAGAGCCACGGAATACCGCGTTGAAAGCAGTCTGGTCAGCCAGGCCGTAAAACTTCATGGCTTCGGCGCGAACGCCTTTGCCGGCAAAGCTGGCCTCCAGCTTTTCCATGCCCTGGTCCATCTCAATCGGGGCATCCATGCCAGCAGCCCGAAACTCTTCGGTTTTCAAGGTCAACTTGGGGAGCGTCACACTGGTGATATCCCCGGCAAAGCTGACGCCATCAATATGAGCAGCCATGTTGTAAAGCGTTTGCGGAACCATCGGCGGCTCTCCTTTATGCGTTGGTATCGAGAACTTCGGTCAGCCACTGGTTGGTGACCTCGACCCGGAAGTTGGGGTTTTCTGCCGGCGGTACATCGGTGAAGCGGATGTTCCAGTAAACCTTGCCCTGCTCCAGCTGGCTGGCGGTATTCAATTCCGGGTCGGCAAACACCTCGAAGTTGATCAACGCACCCTGATTCTTCAGGTCACGCATAAACGCCTGGAGGCCGTTGGTGACATCGCTGACGTAGGTCTTGGTGATCGAGCGGTCGACTGCCCATTTGTGGCCGTAGAGGATCGCGTCCATGACGATATCCATCGTGCGCACACGGGTAACAAACGCCCACTTCGGATCGCTGGAACAGGTACGGTTGCCCCACAGGCGGTAACCGTCATCCCGGATGATGGTGGTGATCTGCGCGTTATTGAGAAGGTTGGCTCGACAAGTTTCGTCGCCGTCCAAAAACTCGATGGGACGGCCGGTGCCGGTAATGCCGACAAATTCCTTGTTCGACGGAGAGGCCCAGAAGCCGTACTCCGAATCAGTCCAGGCGAAGAGCCCGGCGACCCAGGCGGAACTGGGTGCGTCGATAGTGGCACTGAGCGTGGTGTCCCAAAACTTCACGCCAGGATCGACGAGGAACACGCGCTTGCTGCCGAAGTTCTCGCGATACTCCATAGCCGCTTCATCGGTGGTGTTTGGGCCGTCGATGATCGCCATGGCGCGCAGTTTTTCACTGAGCGCCACCAGCGCCGTCGCGGTCGCCAGCGTGGCGGTGTGCTTCGGTGCGGCCAGCAAGCGGGGCTGTGCGTTGAAGCGGCTCTTCCCGTCCAGCAGCGCCTGCATGCCGGTGCGGGTGCCGTTTGCCAGGACGCCGCCGATGATGGCTGATGTCTGAACTGCAGCATCCGCCAGTTTCTCCACACCACAGGCGACGATCACTGCCTTAGAGCGAACGTAGATGGCCTTAACCGCCTTGGTAATCGCCGCGTCTGCGCCCCAGGCGGCGATGGCTTCGCTTTCGCGGGTGATCAACAGCAGTTGATTGGGCAGCGCACTGGCGTCAGGGCCAGGGGTGAAAGTGTCACACAGGCCAATGATGGACGATGACGGTACGGCGATAGGCCGCGTACCAGTGTCGACGTTGGTCACGGTGACGCCGTGAAAAAATCCGCTTGCACTCATTGTGCGGTCTCCAAAAATAGCGAAGCCCCGCAGATGCGAGGCTTCAATGCTTATAAAAATTTGCGAAAACGCCTCGGCGTTGCGAGGCGCTATTGGGACTGCAAGGCGATCCAGCCGGGAGCTGTGGGGCGCGAATCCAGAGCCAGAAACTGCCCGGACTGCGGCCAGTCGCGAAGGGCCTGTATGTACACCAGCAACTCGCGGAACTGAACCGAAGACAGGGACGGGTCCACCCCGATTTCCTGCTGATCCCGATGACGTTCCCGCAGCCATTTGACCGACTCGATCTCGGAGTCGCGCCACGCCCGCTCTGCCGCGATGAGCCCAGCCTGAGCCAGAGCATCGTCGTAGGTCCATTCATTCCCATCCCAGCGGTAACCTGGCCCAGGGCACGGCGACGCGGTGAGGTTTTCCGGCAGCGGGCCGAATTCTTCCCACTGCAGCGGCGCACCTGTTTCGACCTGGTAAACCATCCCCCTGTGATCTGGTACCAGGCTCCACACCTGATCAGCGCCAGGTGTGTGAACGATAGCGAACCCGGCCTTTGGCTTGGGCGGGGCATCGGCAAAAGCCATGGCGGGAATGAGCCACTTCCCTTCGTCCAGCGGGTCGGGATCGGCCTGGGTCGGGCCGGTGTATTCACCCGTTACTGGATGCGCTTGGTATACGACCAACATGGAATCAGACATGGTTAACCTCAATACTTAATGCACATAAGTCGAGCAGTACTGCGAGGGCGGGCTTCATCACCACCGGACGCAGTAGTTTCATACATCACTTTCCCAGGGCTCACGCCCTGAATGCCGGTAGCGCTCAAACCATAATCGGTCTTGTGCTGTGCACCGTAAACGTGGGTGTGAGATTTGTTCTGCGAGTCGACCCAGCTACCTACAGTACGCCCTGGTTCAACGCCACGACCTTCGTCAGCACCGCGGATAAACTCGCCTCGGCTATCGGGAAGGTTGAACGTTGTGCTGCCATCACCAGCGCCGTAGGTCGTGCCGATTGCGGCGAATAGATTTGCATAGGTGGTACGAGAAACGGCTGCACCATTTTCTTTAAGGAACCCGGTAGGAACTGTCGGGCCTGCAAATGCAATGGTGGTGCCTGCGGGCATGAATTGATAAGGATCAAGGTTCCCCGTGTGCCAGACCCTTCGGGTTCTCCCCCAGGCTCCATTGCTCTTACAACCACGGACGTAGATGTCCGGCTCTTCCAATCCTTGACGAAACCCTAGCTGCGCGGCGTAGCCAGCGTTCCCATAGGGTATGTTGACCAAGCCAACATTATCGGCAAAGCCTGAATTGCCTTCCCCGTAGTAATAGAAGCCGCCAGCCAATCCAATCGTATCAATCGCTGCCGCTGGTGCAGTAGCTCCCCCCAGCCCGTATTGTCCTTTCGCTAATGCATCAGTGATCCCATAGCCCGTCAAGGTGGTGGCTTTTGCCGCCTTGCCATTCAATGCAGTCAGAATGGTGGTGGAAAAGTTTGGATCATTACCCAACGCCGTGGCCAACTCCTTCAACGAATCCAGTGCGCCCGGCGCGCCGTCCATAACGGCCGTAATCGCATCCTGTACCGTCTTTTGCACGAAGGCTGTGTTAGCGACGAGTTTATTGTTGGCCCCAGCAGCTGCCGTTGGTACCTGTGGTTGGCCCGTGAACACCGGGCTTTCCAGCGGCGCTTTGAGGTTCAGAGCGGAGTTGACCTCCGTAACGGTATACGCGTCAGTAATGCCATACCCAGCCAATGTTGTGGCTTTGTCGGCTTTGCTATCAGGATTGAACGTACCTGAGTGCCAAAGCACACGGGTCTTAGTCCATGCGTTCGGCCCTCTGCCAGCCCGTACCAAAATTCGTGGTTCATCGTTGCCTTGTGCGAAACCGATTTGTCCGGCGTAGCTGTCCGTGGCGTAAGGAACATTTATTAGCCCGACGTAGTTACCGAAGGAACTTCCACCATCGCCAAAAGAATAAAAGCCTCCCGGTAGCCCAATGGTGTCAATGGGGGCATTTGGGGCGGTTTTTCCACCCAAACCATACTGGCCTATGGCGATGGCATTGGTGATGCCGAAACCATCCAGCGTGGTCGGGTTACGGCCCGAAAGCACTACGCCACGTTTGTCCGTCGTGACTTGGAACCATGTGCCTGGTGTTTTGTTCGCAGGCAGCACCGCGTCAATCGAGCGATCCACGTACTCCCGCGTTGCCAACACAATCGAGGGATCAATCTTCAACACCACGTTTGTAATGCTGGAGATGATGAAGTTCATCCGCACGATCTGCGTTCGGCCAGAGCCCTGCGACAGCAACGGCTTGAAGCTCGGTGCACAGTTAGCGACCGCTACCAGATCGCCGTCTGCATCGTAGAGACCGATCTCCCGCACCCACCAACCGCCGACATCGGCAGGGATTACCTGCTCAGCGATCAGTACCGAGGAATTGAGCGGATCAACCATTAACTGATTCAGCGGCGCCCGACGGCGCTCGTTGATCAGCTTCGTCTGCAGGCGATCCGGGATAGGATCAGTGCCGTGCGCGTCTCCCACTCCCATCTGTGAAATATTCCAGGGGACACCCAACGCATCAGCGTTGGCCTGCTTCGCCTCACCGACCTTGGTGAGGATGGCAAAGAACTGTGAATTAAGGTCAATCATGGGTACACGTCCAGGGTGTCGATGCTGTGCTCACGTCCTGACGCGCCGATGTAGCCGGTGACTTCGATGTCACGCTGCATCGGCGGGTAGACGTTGATTTCATCGCCTTCATACATGGCGACACCAATGTTTAAAGCGCCTTGGGTTTCGAGGCTGATCGCCAGCCCTGTCAGCTTGCGACTGACAGGCTTGGCGTCATCCACCAGCCGTTCCAGCTCCAGATACATCTCTTCGGTAATTCCGGTATCCAGCACGCCGACTTTCAACGCGAAGGTGCCGGGAATACCTTTGGGCGTGGTCTGCCACCACTCCAGCACTTCGATCAGGTAGCCCAGCGGCTCGACAACGCGACGTAGCGCGCCGATGGTGCCCTTGTGCGCATGCACGAAGAACGCCGAGCGGATGGCTGAACGCTTGACCGCTTCGGGCCAGCGGGTATCCCACCGGTCGACGGACCAGGTCCACGCCAACCAGGGCAGCAAGTGGATCGGGCAGGTATCCGGGTTGTACAACGTGCGCAGCGGGATCTCGGTCTTTTCGGCCAGCGCGGCTTCAATGGCGCGTTCCAGCTGCGTACTGTTCAGAGGTAACAAACTGCTCATGTCATCCTCCTAAAACCACGCTGAACCCGGTGCAATATGCCGCTTGGTATTTGGTCGGTTTCAGGTCAACCCAGTCTTTCAGCTCGACCCGGCCAACACCGCTGATGTGCAACTGGGCGTCAACTCCAGAGCGAGCGACTTCCAAAGCCAGGCGTTTACGTGGATTGATCCATGCGGCCAGGCGCTTGATCGCTTCGGTGAGGATCGCGTCGTTTTCCGGCCCGGCACCGACCGGGTACAACACAGCGTCAATCCGGTATTCGAGGATCTCAGCGCTTTGCACCTTCAAGCGATCACCCACCGGCCGGATGTCGTCGTGGCTCAGCTTTGCGAACACCTGGTCAAGCAGCGCCTGATCAGCCTGCCCACTACCGATTAGGCTAAGCACCGTGACCACCACCTCGGCCGGCGCTGGGCTTTCCGCTGTCGCATCAGCCACCAGCGCCGAGGCGTTGCGAGCGTGGAAGATGTAGCTGTTGCGCGGGCCGGCCGTGGTCAGCCCCTCATACACCAGCTGGATACGCTCACGCAGCGCGTCGTCCGACTCCCTGACCTCTTCAACCGGCGGCACGGCGAGCAGATTTTCCGGCTGAATTACCAAGCGTTTGAGCCTGACGTTGGCCGCGAGCTGATCGAGGTCCTCCTTTTCCGCATAGGCCAGCAGTAACGCCTTGGCCGCGTCATTAACCCGCGCCCGGTTCTGCATCTTGCCGTAGGCGCCCAGCTCCACCAGCTTGACCACCGGGTCGCTCTCAAGCGCCGCAGACCAGTTGTCGCCCATGTAACTGCGAAAAGCCTCGAGGCCCTCCACGTACAGCGCCTCATAATCCAAGGACTCCAGCACCTGCGGCGCCGGCAACGCCGATAAATCCACCGTGCTCATGCTGACACCTCCAGCAGCAGGCGTTCGCCCTGATAGTCACCGGTTAACTTGAAGTCGATCCGTCCACTGACAATAGCGACGACCTGCACCTGCTCCAGCTTTAGCCGCGGCTCCCAGCGCCCAAGCGAGCGAGCCACCTCAGCCTGTACGGCGCTTTTCCAGCCTGCGTTTACCGGTAGGTCGACAAAGCGCCGGATCTGACTGCCATACTCTGGCCGCATCCGCCGACTGCCCACGGGCGTGGCGAGAATGTCTTCGATGGACTGCCGGAGATGATCGAGCCCCGACAACGGTTTGCCGGTGCGGCGATCCATTCCGATCATCGGAATTACTCCTGAATCAGTTCCGGGTGGGCCTTAAGGAAGGCGAATTGCTCATCGGTTGAAGCTGTTACACGAGCCTTACTCACTGCCACGGTGCTGCCATCGGGAAGGACCAATGTGCGCGAGGTAAAGAGCGTGTCGCGAAACACGCGGCCAGGTCCAATGTCGTCCGGGCTGTCGGGTTTGTTCTTACTCATCAATGGATGCTCCTAAAACGAAAAACCCGCACAAGGCGGGTCGGAATCAGTGTTTGTGGTTCGGCGAGTTACCGCCGGCATCAATGATCTTGCAGGCACCGTAAATGTCGCCGGTCGTATTCAACTTGCCGTTGATCTGGGTTGCACCGTCGATGTTGACCGCGCCCACCAGGTTAATCTCGCCGGACACCAACCGAGTACTGTCCGGCGTCATCTCCAGCACAGAACCGCCGACCTTAATCGTGACAGTGCCGGCGAGTAGATCGATGGTGTAGCTGCTGGCTTCCCAGTCGTAGACCAGAGAGCCGCCATCGTCGAAACGCCAGACCTCGACGTGATCACGATTATCGGGTTGCGCTCCGGCATTGCCATACAGCCCAGGAATAAACGTCCCCATCGCTGGCTCGCCGCTGGGACTGAATAACACGCCCTGCTCCCTCAAGCTTGGCGCCCTCCAGTGGCGCGCCTTACCGGCAGCCAGGCTGTGCCAACGCACCCAGGCGCTGGTCCAGCCGTCCGCCTGTACACGTACCATCGCTGTCGTAAGGTCTACAGCGACCACCACGCAAGGCATCAACATCGAGGCAATCATTCGATCATGCTGTGCGGAGGCGTAGCTCATGACAAATCCTCCGGCTTGATGTATTTGTCCTGATTGCCTGGACCAGTGTTCTCGTTGACCCCCAGCACCAACGTACCCGGTGGTTCATCCGGCCACGGCCATTCTTCAGCGCCCAAGTAGATCGTTTGATCCCACTCAACCAGCCAGACGAAATAGCCGTCCAGCTCAGGCTTGGTCCAGTCCTGGGTGGACCGCACGAACGCGGCACAATCGACCTCCAGCCCCCAACTCTGCGCCCGGAGCAGAACCGCCAGTTGAGACGCCAACTGCACCGCCTGACGTTGCGGATCCACGCTGATCGAATCGACGATAATCCGCGCCTCGAACTTGCAGGTCAGCGATGTCTCGCCAGTGCCGATATCCGGCGCCGGTTCCATCTCGGCCATTTCCAGCAGCACCACAGGCGTGGGGATGCTGGTTTCTGCCGACAAATCCGGCCAGAACGAAACGCCCTGAATTCCCGGCAAATGCTCCTGCAGGTGCTGCTCGATGGCCTCATACAAACGGGCGAGGCTGAAGGGTTGCTCAGACACGGGGGCTCCCCTTGATGTACTTCCGCAATTCAAAGTTTAGTTCTTGCTTGAGGATCTCCAGCAAGCGCTCATCGGCACGTTTCACCCAGCTTTCAAAGTGCGGTCGCACCTGGTCCAGCGAGACTTTGGCTTTCGCCAGCGGGAAGCGGTTGTCACTTTCTGCGATGAAGCCAGAGCTGCGCCGCCCCTGCGTGCTGCCTGGGTAGTCCGTGACGTTGAAGTGTTTGCTCGACGTGCGGATCCAGATGTCTGGACCGCTGCCGTAAACCTGCTTGAAGAACGCACCCTGGTACCGCCGCCCCGCCACCGAAACACCGGCGCGGGTTTGCCGAGCCTTCCCGATCCGGCTGGCCTCAATGGCGTTGACCCCGAACCACAACTTGCCCCGCATCGCCCCGCCGCTGACCGGATAAGCCCTAAGGCGTTGCCGTACGGCACCGATGGCGATGCGTTCCTGCTTGCCCACGGCCCGGGCGATGTGAGTGCGAAGCCAGCCCAACGTCTTGTTGATCGCACGGCGTTGAGCCGCTGCCGCTGCCTTGGGCACCAACTGGCCGAACTCGCGCAGGACCTGGGAGTGCACCGCCGACGGCAGGATGTTGATCATGCCGCTGTCGCGGGTTTGCTGTACGTGGCTGCCGACACTCATGGACGCTTCCTCAAGATCAGGGCCACCAGGCCATTACCGTTGGGCTCCAGCTGCAGCAGGTCGTATTCGCCACCACCATCCAAAGCCGGTACGTCGACCGTGACCCGCAGACCTTTGCTGAGTCCCTCCGAATCCTTCACGCGGATCTCAAAGCGAGGCTCGCGTATGGCGGAGTGGACCTTGCCAAACGCTGGTTGCTTCCACGGTGCCGAGAACATCCCCAACACCGGCTCGGCGCGGCCTTCGATCTGGGCACTGTCGCCCAAGGTTTCGAAGACCACATCGTCGAGGTCGTCGATCAGATCGCGGAAGGCCACAATCACATCTCCAGCAGGATCTGCGCCCGAGGACGTGTGCACAGGTGCAGCGGGTTGGACTGGGCCTCACCGGCTACGCCCTTGTTAAACGGCAGGGGTTCGATCTTGCTGTAGTACGGGATGCCCTGGGTGTTGACCGTTTCCATGTAATCGGCAGGGGCAAAGGACGAGATGTACAGGTCGGGAACACCCTCAGGGACCAGCAGCGCCTTGTCGTCGTGAACAAACGCCACGCCGGCAACCTTGCCGCGATAGCGTTCCCAAACGATCCCGCCGAACTCGAAACTTTCGCGGGCATCGCCACGCAGAGACGCGGCCTGCATGGTATTGAGGTAGGTCTCTTTCACCGACTTGTGAACGATCAGCTTGTTCCAGAAGTTCTTGCCGCACAAAGCACGGGAGCCGGAGCTGGTGACGCTGCCGAGGGCCTCCTCCTGCATATCCAGCGCTTCACCGCATTTGACCCGCAGCTCGGTATCCGGACTGTTCAAACCCATCTGCAGCTTCTGGCGATTCACGCCGAAGGATTTATAAATATCCAACAAGACCGTCTTGCCATCGGCGTCCAGCACCTGCCCGTTCAACGCGCCCATGCGTTGGAATTCGTGGGTGGCATCCAGCTGTCGTCGTGCCTTCGCCAAACGCTTGTTGACCACGTCCTGCACGGCCTGCAATTCGCTACGGGTACCGAAGGCGCGGATGCCCTGGATCTCATCCGCCTTGATAGTGAAGCGCTCCGGCAGGTGTACGGTGTTGAATGGGATCAACGTGCGCTTGGTCCCGCCGACCACTAGGCCCGAGGTGCCACGTTCACCCGAAGGCACCAGGGCCAGGGTGTCGCCGTCCTTCTCGATCTGCACGGTCAGGGTGCTGATGCCCTCTTCGCGGAACAGGCCGAGGCTGCTGATGCGGCCCGGCAGGTATTCCTGTTCGTTGATTGCAGCGGTAAGCGAGGAGACGCTGAACGCATCGTCTTCAAAAATGGCGATATCGGCCATGGGGTACTCTCCAGAAACGAAAAATCCCGCACGCGGCGGGATGGATAAGTGAGGTGAGCGTCTTAGCGGACGATCACGAAATGGGACGCGAGGGCCTTTTCGGCGGCCGGGTCGAGGCCAGTCAGGTGGGCCTCGCTGACCTCAGCCAAGCGCACCACAGCGCGACCGCGACGAGGAACATCGGACTCGCCCAGCGGACCGTAGAGGATCGCGATGGCGTTTTCGGTACCGTCCTCAGCGGTTGGCTGATACGGCGCAAATTCGCTGGTGGCGGTGATCAGGCCCAGGATCTGGCCCGGCTCCAGCGCTGCACCAGCGGCGACGTTGATCGCTTCTCGAGAGATGTTGCCAGCGCCTTCGGACAGCAGGAACTCGCCCGCGTGCATCGATTCGGTTTTCATGCTCTTGCTCCTTTCGAGGTTCCGTTCTGAGCTGCCTGACGACTGCTCCAGATTGCTTGGGTGTCGACCTGCTTGGCCTTGACCGTGGGTTCGGGGTCATTTTCCAGCGGCAGGCTGTTGTTGATTTCAAAGCCGCCGCCACTGCTCACCAGCTTGTCGAACAGGCGCGCCCTGACCGCAGCTTCATCCAGGCCAGCTGCGATGAACTCGCCAGTCAGCTCAGGTAGCCGTGCAGCAACGCAAAGGCCGTGAAGCGCTTTAGCCCTGGTCAGCGCCGCCGTGACTACCGCTTCGCTCTCCAGCTTGGTGGTAGCGAGAAGCGGCTCTACCAGGTTGCTGATGCCTGCCGCCCCACAACTCTTGGTGACAAGCAGTGCCAATCCGGCGGCGTCCAGCACAGGAGCCGGATCAGGCTGAATATCTGGCTCTGTCGGTTCGACATCAGGCTCTTCATCCAACTGGGCGAGCAACTCAGGCGGGGCATGCTGGAAACGCTGCAGCACGCTGCCCTGGCCGAGGCATGCGCTGACCTTCAATCCGTCACCCACTTCATCAGCCAGCCCCAACGCCAACGCTTCATTGGCGGTGAGCCAGGTCTCTGCGTTGACCATGCGCCGCAGCTCGGCTTCGTCGATGTCCGGCGCCTTGGCTTTGTAGGCCGCGATGATCGCTTCCAGCGTCTGGTCCAGCACATCGGCAACACGGCGGAAGTCTTCCGCATCTCCACCGGTGAAGGTGTAGGGGTTGTGAATCATCAGCATGGCGTTGGCCGCGATCACCACCCGGTGAGCGCCGCACACCGCGACACTGGCAGCGCTGGCTGCCAGCGCATCAATGCGCCCGGTACAGCGCTCACCCAAGCGCGACAGCGCGTTGTGGATCGCCAGGCCATCGAACAGATCACCGCCGATGCTGTTGAAGGCGACGATCACCGGTGACACGCCATCATCCATGGCGCGCAGATCCTGCACGAACTGATTGGCGGTAACGCCCCAGGCGCCGATCTCGCCGTAGACAAAGATTTCGATGTTGCGCTGCTCGGCTTCGCCGCTGGCCTGGAAGGTGTACCAGCTTTTATCGGCGACTTTTACCTGCTTGCCCGCCTTGTCATAAACGCGGGGCTTGGCTTTTTTGCTCATGGTTGTTCCTTGTCATCGATTACCTCGATGGCTTCAAGAGTCGTGTAATTGAGGCCAAGGTCCGTGGCCCTGACGAGATCGGCAGCGTTTTCCGTATCGACCGTTTCCGCGTCGTAGCCGGTGCGCAGCACCATCTCGCTGCGCGAGGCAAAGCCCGCCTGCACCTCCATCCGCCGCGCCTGCACGTCCTGCACCGGCTGAATGTAGGCCCAGCCTTGCGGCACCCAACGCGTGCGCAGGTATTCGCGCCGACGTTGCGCGTAGTCCGGCAGCACCAGGGCGCCAGACAGCACCGCCATGTCCATCCAGGCAGCTCGCACCGGGCGACACAGCTGATGCACATACACGCCGAATTGCAGCTGCTCCAGGCGGCGCCGGAACTCGTTGAGCACCACTCGCAGCGCCCGGTCGTTGACCTCCCGCATGTCGCCGGTGAGGATCTCGTACGGCGTACCCGACCCTGCCGCCGCAGCCATCAGCTGCTGACGCATAAAGTCAGGGTAGTTATTGCCGGCGTCCGGTGGCTTGGAGAACTCCACCTCTTCACCTGGCCCCAGCTCCTGCATGGTGCCGGGCTCCAGGGCCACCATCGGCGTGAAGCCGTCGCGGTCGGTGGTCAGGAGTTGCCCCGTGACAGGGTCACGCGGCTGTTGCCCCACCTCCGGTGATGGCCGCTTGATGAAACCGGCAAACAGGTTCGCCACTTCCTGGCGGAACAGCACCGCGTCATCGTAGTTATCCAGGCTGCGCAGGCGCTTCAACACCGGCGACAGACGCGGCACGCCGCGCAACTGCCCCGGCTCCATCGGTTCGAAGATATGCAGCACCTGCGCCGCCGGCACACGTACCAGCTGGTTGTAACCGGCGTTCAACGAAGATGAATCGCGCGGGTGCGACAAGTACATCCAGTACGCCACACGCTTGCCGGCAGGATTGAACTCGATTCCGGCGCGGATGACGTTACCGTTTTTGGCCGTCTCGAACTTGTCATGCGGAACAAACTCCGGGGCCAGCGCCTGCAGCTGCAGCGGTACCGCCAAACCTTCGCTTGGACTGCGCGGCCGCAACCGCACAAAGCATTCACCAGCGGTTTCCACGGTGCGCGCCACCAGGGCCTGCATGCCGTAGAAGTCGGTCAGCTCGTCCGCGTCCGCCTCATCCACCCAGTCATCCCACAGCTGCTGCTTGAGTTTGCGCAGTGCCGCGTCGTCCGTGGTCGGCCTGGGCGTAATGCCGGTGCCGATCAGGTTGCTGACACGCTTGTCGATGACGTTGAACGCATACGGATCGTTGCGTACCGCCGCCCGCGAACGTGCCCGCAGGTTGCGCAGGGCTGGGGTGTTGATGCTGTTGATGCCGTTGTCGGTGGCTTCCCAACTGGCCGAACGCCGGCCCTCCCCGGCGCCGTCGTAACTGGCCTTGATGTTCGACGGCAGCAAGAATCCATTACGGGTCAGCGTCGGATAATGTCGGACCATCAGAGTCCTTTGCCTCCATGCATGAGCCGAACCACGCGAGAGCGCGGCCCGGCGGCGTTGGTCAGCGACGTGCGGATCTCGTCACGGGCCTTGAGCAGTTCGTCAATGGAACGGTATTCCACCGTGCGGTCGCTGTAGCGCACGGTCTTTTCACCGCGTGCAATGGCGCGCTCGATGGCTTCGAGGTGCTTCGGAGTAAACGACATATCAGCGTCTCTTCAGGTAACCGCTGGTGGAACTGCGGCGTTGTGGGGGTGCAGCGGGTCGCGGTTGGGCGACCGGCGCAACGGGTTGTGGCGCCACTTGCGGTGTCGCGGGAGCCTGTTCGGCAACCGTGATACGCTCAGCAGCGACCAACTTTTCATCGAACAAACCGGCCTGGGCCAGCGAGTTCCGTACCCGGTCCCAGTCATGTTCCTGATACCGGTTGATGCCGAGGTAATGCGCCATCGCTAGGCAATACACCATCAGGTCGAGGGCTTCGTTGCGCTCGGCCTTGCCCTTGATCCACTCGATCCGCTTATGGCCCCGCACGTACTTCGCGACCTTGCGCTCGGCCACGCACTGGGCGAAGAACTCGTCCGGCAGGTCGTTGGCAAAGTGCAGCGCACCTGGGCCGGACTCAAACGGGTAGCGGTTGTAGATCCAGTCCTTTGCGGTATCCGTGCCCACGAACCACAACTCAGCACCGCCGCGTTCGGTCTGGCCCTTCCAGGTCACATCGACCATCGACGGCCGCTGAGCAATCACCGGCTTACCGGGCTTGCTCGCGCCCTTGATCGCGAAGATGTTGCGCCAGCGCCGTACGCGGCAGAACTGGTAAACCTCGTCGGTGTGGTGACCACCGGAGTCGACAGCAACAGCGAGAATGCCCAGCCCGACGCCACACGGATGCCGGTACCGCTCTTTCAGCAGTTCATCCAGCACCGCCCAGGTGCGTTCGTCCGACGGGTCGCCCGCGATCACCCTGTGATCGATGACCCAGCGCTCCATGCCGACGCCCCAGCCCATCGCCATGAACTCCAGGCGATCAGCCTGCACGTCGACAGCGCCCGTGATCATCATCACGGCAGCGGGCATCGCACCGAGGGAGAACCCTTCGCGGCGCGCTCGCTCGATCAGCACCGATGCCTTAGTCTGCTCTTGCGCGCTATCCCACACCTTAGCCAGACGGGTGTTGTAGAACACCTGCATGGGCTCAAGGTCGCCTTTGGCCTGGGCCTTTTTCGCCTTCTCGAATTGCTTCGCCAGCGACTTCCAGCCCGTCCAACCTAACGGTGAATACAGTGCGTTGAGGTGGAAGCCGACCGTTTCGCCATCTCCCTTTGCATGGGCACGCCATTCACCACGGGCAAGCATGTCGCCCTTGTGGTGCTCTTCGATCAGCACGTCGCAGTCAGGCGCGGCGCACTCGTAATGCACAACGCTAAAGTCCTGGGAGTAATGCAGCCGCTCCCACTCCAGGGTTTGCATGTGTCCGCAGATCGGGCACGGGACGTAGTAGTAACGCTGGTCGCTACC